TGAAGGAAGTTAGAAATACTCTTAAATTTGCGTCAATTGTTCCAGATGTTGACCTTCATAAACCACTACCATTAATGAATTGGCAAAAGTTTATTCTTGCTATGATTAACGGTTGGAAAGACGAAAATGATGAAAAAAGATTTACTGATATTCATATTTCAGTAGGACGTGGTCAAGGCAAGACACAAATAGCTGGTATTCAGATGTGTAAAGCTGTTTTGATTGATACTTTGAATTACACCAACAAAGACTTTTTAGTTACTGCTAATACATCTGATCAGTCTACAAAGCTGTTTGGTTATATCAAGAAAATGCTTGAAGCAGTAATTAAGATTGAACCTTTTGCATCCCTCGCAAAAGAATCAGGTCTTGATTTACAAACTAACCAAATCATTGAAAAGAGAACTAACAATAAGGTATGGAAAATCAGTTATGAAGCTGATAAATATGATTCAACTCACAACGTTTTGGCTATTTATGATGAAACTGGTGCGTTGAATACATATGACAGAATTACAGATATTACAGATGGTCAAGCACAAGTAATTCCATACCATCAATTTATCAAGATCAGTTCGGCTTATCCTGATCCTACCAGTCCATTTCATCAGGAACAAATTACATTACAGCATGTTATGGAAAAAGATTATGACCGTGAAGGTGATAACTCTCTCTGTCTGGTGTGGGCGCAAGATAACCTTGATGAAACTTTCAAGCCTGAAACATGGGAAAAATCAAATCCGCTTATTGGTTTATCTCATTCAGAACGTAAGCGTAGAACTGAAAATCTGATTAAACAACGTGATCAAGGGATGCTTACCAACACGCTCCACAAATTTCAGAACAAGAACTTAAATCTGTGGTTGAAACAGTCAACCGCAAGCTACTTAAATCTTAAAGATGTTGAAAACGCTGTTGATGATAGTTTTGAGATTGACGGCTTAAGAGTCTACATGGGCTTGGACTACTCAATGTTTTCAGATAATACAGCTGTTGGCTTCGTATTTCCTTATACTACTGCTGATGGTGTTCACAAATGGCATATGATGCAGCATTCATTTATTCCATGGCAAGCTGCAGGGAGTATTGAAGCAAAAGAAAAACAAGATGGTCTTCCTTATCGTGAACTTGAAAAGAAAGGGTACTGCACCATCACTAGCCATGAAAAAGGCATCATCAATCCTGAACAAGTCTACAATTGGATACTTGATTTTGTTCAAAAACATAGGCTAGAAGTCGTATTTTTCGGTTATGACCGTTTTGGCAGCTATCAGGTTAAGAACATCACAGAAAGTTTAAATGCCAATACAGGGTGGTTAATTCAAGACATAGCGCAACGCACAAGTGAGTTAGCTAACCCAACTAAGTTCTTACAAGAATCTTATGCAACTGGCAAAATTACACGGTTTGATGATCCAATTGAAGAAATGGCTTTGCTTAATGCAGTAATCAAAGAAGATAAAATTGGTATTCAAGTTGATAAGGATAAAGCTACCAAGAAAATTGATGTTGTGGACGCCGAAATAGATGCCATGTATCAGGCTATGTACAATTTTGAAAATTATGGCTTGATTAATGATAAGTCACATGAAGTTGAAAGAATGACACAAGAGCAGGTGCTAAAGTGGTTTGAAAATCCTGATTCTGGTCTATTAGGAGGTGAAACGGGTGATAATTAAAACACTGTTTAAAGATATTTGGAAATTCTTAGATGTAATCCTTTATTTATTGGGCTTTGGCTTTATTGTTATAGCTCTTTTTTTATGGAATAAAATAGCAGGCTTCGCAGGTCTAGGAATTGCTTTACTTTTGACGGGCTTATTAATTGATCTACTTCCACATGGACAGGGAGGGGGTGATTAATAATGCCTGTTTTTAATTTAAACAAAAGTAATGTAACTGGTTATAGCTTAAATGATCCTGAATTTATTACTTTGTTTAAAAATGATTTATCCGCTAGCAATTATGTTTCTGCAGATACAGCTTTAAAAAATTCAGATATATTTTCACTTATTTCACAATTATCAGCTGATTTAGCTTTGGTTAAACTCAATGCTAACAAGGATAGAGTGCAAAACTTAATTGATAATCCTTCTAATTTGACTAATGGCTTTAGTTTTTGGCAAGGGATGTTTGCACAACTGCTATTAGATGGCAATGCTTATGCCTACAGATGGAGAAATATCAATGGCGTTGATTTATATTGGGAGTTTTTAAGACCGTCTCAAGTTCAAGTGATGCTCTTAGAGGACGGATCAGGATTAACCTACAACATTAATTTTGATGAACCTGATATTCAAACAAAGGAGAACGTACCACAAAGCGATGTGATCCACATCAGACTTGTATCAAAGAATGGTGGTAAGACTGGTGTTTCACCACTTACTGGTTTAGCTAATGAACTAAATATCAAAGATGCAAGCAATCGTTTAACACTCCATGCTCTTTCTCAATCTGTGGAAGCACCAGGAATTTTAAGTGTTACTGGTGGCGGTCTGCTTGATTGGAAAAAGAAGTCAGCTAGATCACGTGAATTTATGCGTCAAGTTAATAACTCTGATAATGGTCCGATCGTTTTAGATGATTTAGAGACCTATCAACCGTTGGAAGTGAAAAGCGATGTAGCAAAACTACTGCAACAAGCAGATTGGACTGGTAAGCAAATTGCCAAAGTCTATGGTGTTCCTGATTCTTATATTAATGGTCAAGGTGACCAACAAAGTAACATCACTCAAATTGGTGGTCAATATGCTAAGGCTATTAATCGTTATGCTGGTGCAGTTCAAAGTGAACTATCCAATAAATTGAACAGCCAAATTACCTATGATGTGAGACCAGCTATTGATGCAACTGGTGATAACTTTGCATCTGAAATTGGTGATTTATCAAGTAAAGGAATTTTGTCAGGCAATCAAGGGCGCTATGTATTACAGCACTATGGTTATTTGCCTAATGATTTACCTATTCCTGATAAGTCAATTATTCCAGCAAATGAAGGAGGTGAAGATGATGACGACAGTACCAATCAAGGGAATAATCGTACCCAATAATTTAGGTGATATTTATTCATTTTTAGGGTATGAAGTGGCTAGTCCTAATCAATTAAATGAAGCGTTGAGTAATGCTAATGGTCAAGACGTTATATTGGAAATCAACTCACCTGGTGGTTACATTGATGCTGGTTCTGAAATGTATACAGCTTTAAAGAAATATCCAGGCAATGTAACTGCTCAAGTAGTTGGTCAAGCTTGCTCTGCTGCTTCATGGATTGCATTAGCGGCTGATAAAGTTGAAATGTCACCAACCGCTCAAATGATGATTCATAGAGTAAGCGTTGGTGTTGAAGGTAATGTAGATGATCTTACTAGTGCATTACAATCATTAGATTCAATGGATCAAACCTATGTTGATCTTTACAGCAAGCGAACTGGTTTAGATAAACAAGAAATTTACCGTATGATGTGTGCAACTACTTGGATGAATGCTAAACAAGCGGTAGATAAAGGTTTTGCTGATTCTATTATGTTTGAAAATGATCAAGCACCAGCGGTTGTTAATGCTTATGGAGTGCCTGTTTTAAGTAGCGGTGCAATTAATAAGATTAAAACATTAATTCATGAAAAGTCCGATGATGACTCTAAACCCATTGAGAATAAACAAGATACAGATAAGGGACAAGTCAAAAAAGACTTGTCCCTTTTGTTATGGCAATAGAAAGAAGAGAACGTATGAATTTACAAGAATTACAAAATGCTTGGATTGAAGCAGGTAATAAGGTTACTGATCTCTTTAATAAGAAGGTAGCTTTACAAAAGAATTATGAAGCTGATCCTGAATCTGTTTCTGCTGAAGATATGAAGAAGACGGCTGAAAATTATAACAAAGCTGTTCAAGCTCGTGATTTTGCTAAGCAAAACTATGACGATGCTGTAGAAGCTCAAAAGGTTAACAAGCCTGCTAATAAGCCTGTTGAAAATAAGACTGAAGAAAAGTCGAAGAACATTGCTTCAGGTTTCAAGGATATGCTTAGAAACCCAATGAAGTACATGGAAAACTTATCATCAAGTTCAACTGCTGATGGCAATGCTGGTTTGACTATTCCTGATGATCAACAAACTCAAATTAACACTTTGATGCGTCAATATGATGACTTGCGTGATTTAGTAACTATTGAAAATGTTGGTACTGATCACGGTACTAGAAACATTGAACCATTCTCTGAAATTATTCCAATGGATCAATTGGATGATATTCCTGATGATTCAACTAATAATTCAGACTATAAGTGGCAAGATAAGGACATTAAGGAAGGCAATTACCCATCAGTTAAGCAACTTAGCTATAACATTCATGATTATGGTGATGTATTCTTTGCTCCAAATGATTTAATCAATGACTCAAACGCAAATATTGAAGCATGGTTAAACCAACACATTGCACGTAAGAATGTTGTTACCTATAACTCAAAGATTGTTGGTTTACTTCCTAACTCACAAAAGAAGGCTACTATCACTAAGCTTGATGACATTATTGATGCATTAGGTGAATTGGATATGGCTTTATGGGGTGGCGCTACCTTGTTAACTAATAAATCTGGTTTCTTAGCATTAGCTAAAGTGCGTATGTCAGATGGTACACGTGCAATGAGTGTAGACCCACGTACTCAACAAACCACTTTCAATATGGACGGCATGCAATATGTAAATGTTCGTGTCGTTGAAGATACTTGGTTACCTAACAACACTAATGCTAGTGGTAAGTACCAAAGCCACCCCTTCTACTTTGGTAACTTTAAGGAATTTATTCATTTATACGATCGTCAACAAATGTCATTGCTTACTTCTAACATTGCTGATAAGGCATTTAGACGTAATCAAACTGCTATTCGTGCATTGCTTAGATTTGATACCAAGATTTGGGATGATGAAGCAATTGTATCTGGTTCATTTGACAAGGTTGAGAGTCAACCAATGCTTATGCAATCAGTTCAAGTTCCATCTGATAACGGTGGCACTCAAGCTGGATCTGCTAATCACTAATAGAAATTAGGTGATCAATGATGACCACTTACTTAACAGTTGATGATGGGCTTAAACGCTCACTTGGTTACTTACCTGACGATGATGCGCTTGATTCTAGTGATGAAGAACGTATGAAAACGGCATTGAAAGGTGCTGAAAATTATGTTCAAGGCGCAATTGGTGAAGATGCTGATGAAAGTTTTTACAAAACTGAATCAGTATTTGAACTGTATAAGTTAGCAGTTAATGCAATTGCGGCTAATTGGTTTTTGCATCCTACATCTGCTGTATCAAGTACAACGGCTAAGCAGATTATAGGCCAACTCCGTGGGGCCTATGATGAAACAAAGGTGGTGAATGACGATGGTACAACTACAGACATGGGACCGACTGAGTAATAGGATCACTTTTGGTACTGTAGAAGATAGTGAAGATGATAATGGACTTCCTACTAATGAATTTAAAGCATTAACTAGCCCTACTTTATGTGGTCGATGGGGCTTAACTACTACTCAAATGATTCAAAATCAAGGACATCATCACGATGAATCTTTTATTGTCGTTATTCACCATCGCAGAAATTATGATGGTATTACTCATGCTCAATACAATGGGAAATTGTATGAAGTGAGTGACATCAATCTTGATCCATTTCAAAATCCAACTGCAGGCGATCTCATAACTCTCACAAAAGTGACAGACCGTGATGGTTGATTTAGATAAAGGCCTAAATGATTGGCTAGATAAGATCACTAAAAAAGTTGATCTATCTACTAGTCAAAAATCAGCTATCACTGGTGAAGGGGCTAAGACTTACGCTGAAGTGCTTAAAAAGAACACTCCAATGTCTCATACAAGCTATGCACATGCACGGTCAGCTGGTCATGGCCGTAAGTCTAAACACATGCGTGACGCTATAACTTATAAAGCAGGTTATGAAGTCAACGATGGTAATACTGGTGATACTTCAGTAGGCTGGGAAGATAAATATAATGCAATGGTCGCACGGTTTGTTAATGATGGGACACGTGATATGTCTCAAAAAGAAATATCCAACCTTCATTTTAAAGATCATGCAGAAAAGGAAGCTGCAGAAGCAGTACTAAAAGCTAATGCTGAAAAATTCAGAGAGATTTTAGATAAATGAGTACTGTAGCAAAACAGGTAGTAGATTTGCTAAACAGCTCTAATCTTCCTAAATTGCATAAAGCCTACAGTTTTGCAGTTGGTACTAGTGAGCGTACTCCACGTGATTCTGTGGATATACTTGTTAGTGAAGTGAATTTTGATTTTACAGAATCAGGTAGTAACCAATACACGGAACAGATACAACGTTTAGCGATAAACGTTTTTTATAGTAAAAACACAAAAGTAAACATGAACGAATTTGAACACTCGCTCATGTCTTTTTTCGTAGCTAATGGTTGGCAAATCGTAGCTAGTTTTACAGGGCACACATATGACCCTAATTCTGGTGAGCCAACAATTAGCTTTCAAATTAAAAGGAGAGAAAAATGGAACTTCAAGGTTTAAATGATTTACTTGTTTTCAAATATGACAAGGACGGTAAGTTAGTTACCGATGAATCCAAAGGTGGTTTGACCACTAATATTGGTAAAGATGGTGTATTTAAGATTGATTTGGAATCATCTAAAGGTGCTACTCAAGCTAACATCACTGGTTTAAGTCGTACTGCACAAGCTGTCTATGGTTCTAACGCAAAAGCTGAACAACACTTTGGTGCATATCAAATTACTGGTACTTTTGGTGCTAACGACATTCCGCACAATTTCTATGATGCAATTGTAGGTCTTGAAAAGGACAGCAAGTTAGGCTTTGGGAACATGGCTAAGGACTCAACCCCATTGGCATATGGTGGTGTTATTGCTCACTCATATAACTCAAACATTGGCGTTGATCTTTACTTTGCGTTGCCATATGGCAATTTGAAACCTGGCGGTGATTTAACTATGGGTACTGATAATGAAAACCCAACTTTGGTACACGATACCTTCACTTTAAATGCCGCTGCACGTCCATCAGATGGTTTGGTTTACGAAAAATTCTATTCAGATGAAGATGGATTCGACTTCGACAAGATGCTTAATTGGATTATTTCAGGTACTGTAACTGGTTCAACTGCTGATGATCCAACTCACAAGGGACCTGATGATGCTACTCATAAGGACACTATTCCTTCATCATCAACTACTCACTAATAATTAGCAGGGTGGGTAGTGGTGGCAAATTAATATCAATATCTTTGTCAAGAACGGTGTAAAAGCCGTTCTTTTCTTTTTTGAAAGGAATATCAATCAATGTCAGTAAAAATCAATGGTAAAAAGCTGCACTTAACTACTTTTGAAGTTGAAACAACTGTAAAAAATGTACGTGCATGTCTTAAGGCACAAAAGACTTTTGCAGAATTATCAATTGCAATTAACAAGGTCAAAGACGATGATGATCAATCAATTCTTGATGTCTTAACTGCACAAGAAAATCTTTTGGATGAAGAAGAAAAGTTTTTAAAGAAGATTCTTCATTTATCAGATGCACAAGTAGATAAGATTGAAGATTCTGATCCAGGTGATGTCAGTGAATTTGTTACTGACTTAATTGGAAAAATCTTACAAGTAGACGATTCCAAAAGCGACAATGCTTAATGATCCTGATCCAGTACATGCCTATGAGGAAATGCTGGAAGACTTTGATTATCAAGAACAACAAATGATTGTTAATGCTCATATGTCCTTAGAAGATTATGAAAATACTGATTACTACCGTCTTGTGGAAGTAATGAGTGCAAGACCAAAGGAAAAACGTCCAATGAACCTATGGGACTTTGCAGCAAGTTTAGACAAAACAGAAAGGAGGTAAAAAATGGCGGGAAGAATACCAGTTGGTTCACTGATTACAGATATTAAATTAAATGGTGATCAACCTGTAAAAACATTAAGGCAATTAAGACAAGCTGTATCTAGTACTACTAGTGCATGGAAGGCTCAAGAAGCAGTTTTAAAAAGTACTGGTAAAACTACTGAAGCGGCTGAAGCTAAATATAAAGGTTTAAGTGAAGCTGTTAAGAATCAACGTAAATATATTGAAGCTTTAGCTGATA